AATAAAAATATTAATTAAGAAACTCGCAATTGATCCAAAAACCATAAAAGTTGTTACCATTCCTTGAAAAGTTGATATTTTATCCTCAACACTTCTCAAACCTTTTGAAAGCTCCTTGATTTGCTCGTTAGATGTTGCCAGGTCTAGACTGTAAAGACGATTATTTTTCTCAATTTGTTCAATTTTCCATGACTCAAGTCTTGCTACTCGTTCACTAACTGTTGATATATTCTTTTCAATGACTTGCGCTCTGTGCTCAATCCGTTCAAGACTTTTCAAGATTAGCTTGTCAATCTCGCTTGTCGTCTCAGCTCCTGCAATTGTTGAAAAAAAAATGATCAAAAACAAAACAAAGCATTTAAGAAACAATCCCAAAACCGTTGCCAGGCTGTTCAAGTTCCCCATTTTTCCGTGCTTTGCTGCTAATTGAGTAATCATCTAAAACAGTTACCGGGATTATAGTTGACCTACAATTGAAGTGATTTGGCGGAGTGATGTTGTTCCAAATCGGATCATTTTTTAAAAAGATTCTTCCATCATATGCTTCGCAAAAGTCTGTCACTCTTGAATCAATTATTGCAGAATACTCAAAAGCTTCAACGAAATCACTCAAATCTGGGTCAGAGTATACAGCAAGAGCTGCTTGATTAAAAGCGTCTGTTATATTTGTTCGAGCAATTGTCTCAAGCCTAGCTCTCCTTTGCTTATCGGGCTGCCCGGTTTCCTCATCTTTTCGACCTACCAAATCCGGCAAAACGTCATTCAATTGTTGAACAATTTCATCATAAGAAAGCTCATTCTTTATGCCTTCCAAGAGAATCATCCTTGCTTTTTCGAGTATGCTTTCAGAAATGTTTCCGGTGATTTCGAATGATTTTGCTGAAAAATATTTTTCCGCTGTATCGAGTCGTAAACCTTCTGTAAACGTTGCAATTGTCCAATTGTTTTTTGTAGCAAGTCGCTTTGACATACTTGCTGAAAGCAATAATCTCTGTGACATTTCAGAAGAAATACCTTTTTCATCAATGACATTTTCAATCGCGTTTTTCGCTGTTTTTCTTCCGTTTTCATAGCTTTTTCGTAAATAATTCCTAATGATTTGATTTAGATCAGATTTCAAGCTCGAACTAATTGAGTTATTCAAAGCAATTAGCTGCCTTTCTAAGTCTGTCTTATTGACATCAGCTTGATCATCTTGACCGTTTTTAGGTGTTGGTGCTGCTTCAATGATTCTGACAATCTCATTTGAGACATTGAAAACCATCTCATCAACAATATTACCTGTTTTTTCGACGAAACTTTGTTCAAGACTAGAAAAACTTTGCTTAACTTCTGCAAAGTCGATTCGATTTTGAAAAGTATTTGATTTAATATTGTGTTCAATATCTTGTTGAACTTCTCCGACACTCGTTTGACTTCCCGGCCCAAATGTTGGGGGTGTTGTGTTTTCAGAAGGCAATGGCAAGTTTGTTGAAGCAAAACCCGCTTCTTTTTCTTCGCGTTTGCTATCGTCAATTTCCTTTTTATTTGGTTTTTCCGCTGATTCATCTTTTCCAGTTTCTTCCTTTTTATTTTTTTCTCGTCTATCATATTCCAGAAGCTCCCTTGTTCGGTTTTCATCGTCAATAGTGCTTTGAACTACTCCGTTTTTAACTGCTTCAATCCATGACTTGACCATCTCTTTCTTTTGTTCATTTGTGATTTCTTCAAAAGAGAAAATTGGGAAATCATCGGTCCCGAAATTCCACCAAGCCAATTGTTTAAAAACTTGCTCGTTCAGTGTGTCCGCTAGCTCATCCGATTGCTGATCAATTACTTTCATAAAAGCATTAAAATGAACTTCAGCTTGTGCAAGTGAACCAGCACCACCATTTTCTGAAAACCCAAGCAAATTGGGAACCATCAAAGCCTTCGCAATTTGTAAATCTTTGTGCTGAACTGCTCTTTCGTATGCGTCAGTACTTGCAGCTTGTACAACTTTTAAATCCCAACCCGCTGGCATTCTTACAGATGTTCCTTGAGAAACATTGCTGAGAATTCTTTCAAACTGATTTGTCTCGTTATCATCTAAAGCAGCAGCCATCTCATTCGGAGTTGCAACTAGAAAACCGCTCGCTAATTTCTCAATGTAAATATTCCACATTTTAGAAATATTGTCTTTCTCCCAAAAAGCCCTGTAAGCAGCTCTTAAATCTGATTCCCCATAAACATAATCGAGATGTTGGTTTGTAATATGAATAATGAACTTTTCAGCGTTTAGCTTTAAAATTCCTGAGCCAATTTCCTGTTCAAGTTTCTTGATGTTTCCGAATTGATCTTGTTTGAAAACAAAAGAATCAAATGGTTTCGGTTTCACATTTTTTAAAAACCAATAATCTTTTCCACCATATTCTTTAACAATAAAATTCTTTTCGCTTACACTGTAACCATAAGCCTTTGACATCAAAACATAGTTAAGAGTGGAAGCAAAAGAACCTTTCAAAACTTTCTCAATGTTGTGAAGAAAAAAAGATTCCATTTTTTCGTGGAGTGGGTTTTCTGCATCTTTTGCGAAACGAAAGTTTCTTGATGTAATGAAATTCAGGGTAAGATTAAAAGCAGCTTTAACTTGTGGATCTCGTAACATTTTCCGGTAAATATCTTTACCTTTTCTAGCTACTAATTCATCTGGCCTGTAAGTTTCAAAATATCCAGAATTGTTTGCAAAAAAAGAAACGTCAGACCATGCTGTTTCCTGAATAACGGGTTTGTTTTTTGCCATTTAAAAAACCTCTTTATTTTGTCTTATCGCAATCCCTGCGTTTCCTTTTGGTAACTCAAACTTAATTTTCGAAAAATTCAAAAGAGCTTGAGAAGTAGCATCAACTTGATCATTATTAGCAGCATTAGGGAAAGTCACAAGTTCTTCTATATAGTCCTTAATCCAATTACAATAATTTTGATTTGGTAGAAAAACATTACCAGAATCAAAAAACGGTGATACTGCTTCAAGATTTGCTTCTTTGCTAGAATTATTTTCTTGAGCAATTAAACCCGGCACTGTTGTTTTTAGATCGTCGATAATTGCTGGCCCATTCGCTTTTGCTTCAATAATTTTACGCCTAGCTAGCGGGTATTTATTTGAAAAAAATATCACTGCTTCTTTAGCTCCTACAAATCCCGTTCTTTTTCTGAATTGGTCAATCAGATAAAAGTTACCGTTTGACCTTCCCCAAACTTGGCCGACTACGTAAGAGCCGTCAGTGGTTTTTTTAAAAGACATGTCCCAACTTTGAATGATCTCTTGAAAACTTGCAGGAAGCTTGTCATAAAAACGCAAACTATCTCGTTTTATGATTCCACCTTCTTGAGCTGCCGGCCTATTTGCATAAAGGCCCGTCCATACTTGTTCGGATATTGCATTTTTTGTTTTTAAAAGTTCTTTCCTGTCAAAACGTTCAGGACATAAAGCCTCGCCAATTTTCCTGCCCATGGGATCGTTTTTTTCTGCTAATGCAGGCAATCTTATCAAGTTCCAATCGTCTCCGTGCTCGTTAATTAAGTAACCAGTTAAATCGAGTTCGTGCCACCGAGTCATTAAAACGATTATTGTTGTTCCGGGCTGCTTTCTTGTGTAAAGAGTACTGTCAAACCATTCTGCATTGCGTCTTTGATATGCTTTTGATTTTGCTTCAGCCCAGTTTTTCACGGGATCATCGATAATCATTAAATCACCGCTTTTACCTGTGATGGGTCCACCAATTCCCACGGAAGCCATTGAGCCGCCTTCAGTTGTTAGCCAAAAATTACTTGCTTTTGAATCTTTTGCCACTTCGACTTCAAGTTTTGGATTATGCAAAAACTCATTTCGAACTTGCTTGCCCCAGCTTTCAGCATAATTTGCCTCATAAGTGGAAAGAATTACTCTTTTTTTTGGAAAGTTTTCAAGATACCAAATTGGCAAATATTTTGAGATAAATTGTGATTTACCGTGCTGTGGCGGGATGTTGACAATGATGCGGCCATTGCCTTTAAGTATCGCTTGAGTAATTATTTGCGAAACATAAACGATGAAATCGTAAGGCTTCCAAAGGCCGTCACTAATGTACTCAGCTAAAAAATGAGGATATACTTTTGCGAGTTCAATGTAACTTATCGGAAGCTCTAAATCATTCATATTCAATGACGATGATTTGACAATTGTTTATCAGTTTTTTTCCCAAAAAATAAAAATAAAATGGTAAGGCTAAACCGAAAGTAACGAAGCAAAGTATAGTCCACAAAATAATGTGAATAAACATGCTAAAAAATCCAATATTGCACTTAATTTCATAAACTTTTCTCATTATTCCTTTTCGTTTGTTTTCTTTTCTCTTAAAACATTCCAAAGATCTTGAATTGCTTTTTGTCCTTTTTTTGTCTTTCTTACTTTTTCGTAGATTTCACGTTTATTTTTGTCCTCAAGTTTTATTTCCTGCTCTGTTTTGATGTATTGGCTGTCATGAAGACCAAAATAGTTTGAGAATAAAAACTTTGTGAAATTTGAGTTATATTCTCCCGTTAATGTTTTTTCCTCTTGATCGGCTTGAATCCTTAGCTTTGCCATTTCCACAACTTCATCAAGCCCATCATACCATTCTGAAATTGCTTTCCCCTTTTCGTAGTTGTGCAAAGTCTTTCTTGAAACACCCAAATACAAGCAGAGCCCGCTTACAGTAAACGGCTTTTCTTTTTCTTCCCATTCATCAAAATACTCAGCGCACTTGTGCCTTAGTTGAGAAGGATTGTATTTTGGTTTATTCGTTTCCATTTTAAATCACGATTGAATTTAAGAAAGCAGTGCGTTTTTTTCACTCTCCAAGTTATCAGCTTTTTGTTTTTTGTTAAAGCTGTTCTCTTTTTCATCAAAGTATTGAGAAGGAATATCATATTCATATTGTTTGATCATCTGCCCGAATCCTATCAAATAACTAAAGTTGTTCATGTTCCCTTTTTAAATAATTATAAATATCTTTTAATTTATATTGAACGCCGTTTTTCCTGCACTTTCTGAATCGAATCCCTTTATTGTTTTTTCTGTTTTCTCTTAGTTGCTCAAGAGTATATCCAAAAATTTCACAAACTTCTAATTCATTGAGAAAAATTTGCTCATTCATAAGTAATGAAAATTATTTATTTTAACCATTTTGTTCCTTTTTATAATGTAAATATTAAATTTATTGCCAAAAAATAGCGTTTTTAATCAAAAAAACAGCTAATTCTCCAGCTTTTCAGCTTATCGTGTAAAATTCAACATTTAAAAACATTTAACGATTCATAGGCTTATGGTAAAAATCAACATAAACACAAAAACTTTACATTGAAGGCTTGACATTAAAAGCATGAACCTTTACATTATAAACAGATCGCAACACAGCGA